ATGAAAGGACTCGCGTTGACAAGCTTCGCAAGCAGGCCGCAGGTCTCGCCGACGGCCACGACCTCGACTTCGACGCCGCGCGGGCTGAGATCGGGCGCCGCCTGGCTCGCCTCCGCGACGCCGGAGGCCATTGACGACTTCCTCGCCGGGCTGAGCGAGAATGCGCTGCTGGCCTTGCCCTGGCTGTTCGAGTTCTGGGCGCTCCCCCACCAGCTGCCGCCCGAGGGCGAATGGCGCACCTGGGTGATCATGGGCGGCCGCGGCGCCGGCAAGACGCGGGCGGGAGCCGAATGGGTGCGCGCGCAGGTGGAGGGCCCGCGGCCGGGCGATCCCGGCCGGTCGTCGCGGGTGGCGCTGGTCGCCGAGACGATCGAGCAGGCGCGCGAGGTGATGGTGTTCGGCGAGAGCGGCCTGCTGGCCTGTTCGCCGCCGGACCGCCGGCCGCAGTGGGAGGCGACGCGCAAGCGGCTGGTGTGGCCGAACGGGGCGGTGGCGCAGCTCTATTCGGCGCACGAGCCGGAAAGCCTGCGGGGGCCGCAGTTCGACGCCGCCTGGGTGGACGAGCTGGCAAAGTGGCGCAAGGCCGAGGAGACCTGGGACATGCTGCAGTTCGCGCTGCGGCTGGGGCGCAATCCGCGGCAGGTGGTCACGACGACCCCGCGCAACGTGCGGGTGCTGAAGGCGATCCTGAAGAACCCGACGACGGTGCTGACGCACGCGCCGACCGAGGCCAACCGCGCCTATCTGGCGGAGAGCTTCCTCACCGAGGTCTACAGCCGCTACGGCGGCACCCGCATCGGCCGGCAGGAGCTCGACGGCGAACTGGTCGAGGAGCTCGACGGCGCGCTGTGGACCGCGGCGATGATCGAGGCGGCGGCAGCGGCCGATCCGGTCGAGCCGACGCGGATCGTGGTCGCCGTCGATCCGCCGGCCACCGGCAAGGCCGGGGCCGACGCCTGCGGCATCGTCGTGGTGGGTGCCGACACCCGCGGCCCGCCGCAGGCCTGGCGTGCCGTGGTGCTCGAGGACGCCAGCGTGACGGGCGCCTCGCCGGAGGGCTGGGCGCGGGCGGCGATCGCGGCGATGGACCGCCACCGGGCCGACCGGCTGGTGGCCGAGGTGAACCAGGGCGGCGACATGGTGACGGCGGTGATCCGGCAGATCGACCCGCTGTGCCCGGTGCGCACGGTGAACGCGACGCGCGGCAAGCACGTGCGCGCCGAGCCGGTGGCGGCGCTCTACGAGCAGGGCCGGGTGGCGCACCGCCGCGGGCTGGCCGCGCTCGAGGACGAGATGTGCCGGATGACGACGCAGGGCTATGCCGGCCGCGGCTCGCCGGACCGGGTGGACGCCCTCGTCTGGGCGCTGACCGAACTGATCGTCGATCCGGCCGGATCGGCCCGGGACCCGCGGGTCCGGATGCTCTGAGGGGGGATGCGGGATGGTGTTCGACTTTCTGCGACGGCAGCCGGCGCGGCCGGCGGAGGCGAAGGCCTCGGCCACCGGCCGGGTGGTGGCCTGGGGTTCGTCGGGGCGCGTCGCCTGGTCGCCGCGCGATGCGGTCTCGCTCGTCCGCAACGGGTTTCAGGGCAACCCGGTGGTGTTCCGCGCGGTGACGCTGGTCGCCGAGGCGGCGGCGGCGCTGCCGCTGGTGCTGCAGGACAGCGCACGGCGCTACGAGACGCATCCGGTCCTGGCGCTGCTTGCGCAGCCGAACGGGGCGCAGGGCCGGGCGGAGATGCTCGAGGCGCTCTATGGCTTCCTGCTGCTGACGGGCAATGCCTATGTCGAGGCGGTTCCGGGCAGCGGGCGGCTGCCGGGCGAACTGCACGTGCTGCGGTCCGACCGGATGAGCCTGGTGCCGGGGGCGGACGGCTGGCCGGTCGCCTACGACTATGCGGTGGGCAACCGCAAGCACCGGTTCGACCTTTCCGGCCCGGTCAAGCCGGTCTGCCACATCAAGGCGTTCCACCCGCTCGACGACCACTACGGCCTGTCGCCGATGCAGGCGGCGGCGGCGGCGATCGACGTGCACAACGCGGCGAGCGCATGGTCGAAGGCGCTGCTCGACAATGCGGCGCGGCCGTCCGGCGCCATCGTGTTCCGCGGCGCCGACGGCAACGGCACGCTCAGCCCCGAACAGTACGAGCGGCTCGTCGGCGAGATGGAGGCGCACCATCAGGGCGCGCGCAATGCCGGCCGGCCGATGCTGCTCGAGGGCGGGCTGGACTGGAAGCCGATGGGCTTCAGCCCGTCCGACATGGAGTTCCAGAAGACCAAGGAGGCCGCCGCGCGCGAGATCGCGACCGCCTTCGGCGTACCGCCGATGCTGCTCGGCATTCCGGGCGACGCCACCTATGCCAACTACCAGGAGGCCAACCGCGCGTTCTTCCGGCTGACCGTGATCCCGCTGGCGCAGAAGGTGATGGCCGACCTGACGCAATGGCTGCACGGCTTCACCGGCGAGGCGGTGGAGCTCCGGGTGGACCTCGACCAGATCCCGGCGCTGGCCGTCGAGCGCGAGGCGGCCTGGGCGCGGATCGCCGGCGCGAGCTTCCTCAGCGAGGCGGAGAAGCGCGCCCTGCTCGGCCTGCCGCCGCGGGTGGACGGCTGATGCCGGCCCGCGACGTGGGCGGCTCGCGCTTTCTCTACGACAGCTTCGATGCCACCGCGGCGCGCGTGGAGGCCAACGAGCGGGTGGCGGCGGAACGCTGGGCGGCGCTGGAATACCGGCTGGGGCAGATCGAGAGCGGGCTCGAGCGGATGGAGAGGCGCATCTGGGTGGGCGTCTACGGGCTGGCCGCCTTCCTGCTGGCACAGGCGGCCGAGGCCGTGCTTTTCGCGATCAAGTGAGGTGACGGGATGATCGAACAGGCAGCGCAGAGCGGGCTCGAGCACAAGTTCCACCGGCCGGAGGCCGGGCTGCGGATCGGCGACGGCGCGGTGATCGAGGGCTACGCCAGCCTGTTCGGCCGCCGCGACCAGAGCGGCGACGTGGTGCAGCCGGGGGCCTATGCGGCCGGGCTGCGGGCGATGGCGGCCGACGGGCGCCGCGTCAAGATGCTGTGGCAGCACGATCCGGCGGCGCCGATCGGCGTCTGGGACGAGGTGCGCGAGGACGACCGCGGTCTCTATGTCCGCGGCCGCGTGCTGACCGAGGTGGCGCGCGGCCGCGAGGCGGCGGCGCTGCTCGCGGCGGGCGCCATCGACGGGCTGTCGATCGGCTACCGGACGATCCGCGCCGCGCGCGACCAGAAGGGCGCGCGGGCGCTGCACGAGCTGGAGCTGTGGGAGGTGTCGCTGGTGACCTTCCCGATGCTTCCCGAGGCGCGCGTGGCGGCCAAGGGCGACAGCCCCGAGGCCGCGCTTCTGCGCGATCTGGCCGCCGCCTTCGAGGCGGCGCGGCTGGGCCTGGCGGCGCGGTAGGCGAACCCCGCGCCCGATCACGACCAACCTGAGGACGACGAAGATGACCGAGACAAGGGCTCGGGCCGGGGAGGCCATGCCTGCCCTGCCCAATCCGGGTGCGGACGTGATGGCCGCAGTGACCGGATTCCTGAACGAGTTCAAACTTTTTCAGGGCGAGATGAAGACCGCGTTGCAACATCAGGAAGAGCGACTGACCATGCTGGACCGCAAGACCACGATCTACGGGCGCCCGGCGCTCTCGGCGCAGGCCGAGACCGACGCGCCGCATGCCAAGGCCTTCGGCGCCTACCTGCGCCACGGCGACGACGACGGGCTGCGCGGCCTGTCGCTGGAAGGCAAGGCGCTGTCGACGGCGGTGGCCGCGGAGGGCGGCTACCTGGTCGATCCGCAGACCGCCGACACCATCCGCTCGATGCTGGTCTCGACCTCGTCGCTGCGGGCGATCGCCGGCGTCGTGCAGGTCGATGCGACCTCGTTCGACGTGCTCATCGACCGCAGCGAGGTCGGGTCGGGCTGGGCCACCGAGACCGGCAGCCAGGCGGAGACCGCGACGCCGCTGATCGAACGCATCTCGATCAAGCTGCACGAGCTCAGCGCGATGCCGAAGGCGAGCCAGCGGCTGCTCGACGACAGCGCCTTCGACGTCGAGGGCTGGCTGGCGGGCAAGATCGCCACGCGCTTCATCCGCGCCGAGGCCGCCGCCTTCGTGAACGGCGACGGCGTCGACAAGCCGCGCGGCTTCCTGCTGCCGACGAAGGTGCCGAACGCGACCTGGACCTGGGGCAACATCGGCTATGTGGCGACCGGCGCGGCGGGCGACTTTCCGGCCACCAATGCCGCCGACACGATCGTCAACCTCGTCTATGCCCTGGCCGCCGAGTACCGCGCCAACGCGACCTTCGTGATGAATTCCAAGACCGCCGGCGCGGTGCGCAAGATGAAGGACGCCGACGGCCGGTTCCTGTGGTCGGACGGGCTGCAGGCGGGCGAGCCCTCGCGGCTGATGGGCTACCCGGTGCTGATCGCCGAGGACATGCCGGACATCGCGGCCAACGCCTTCGCCATCGCCTTCGGCGACTTCCGCGCCGGCTACACGATCGCCGAGCGTCCCGACCTGCGCATCCTGCGCGACCCGTTCTCGGCCAAGCCGCATGTCCTGTTCTACGCCACCAAGCGGGTGGGCGGCGACGTCACCGACTTCGCGGCGATCAAGCTTCTGCGGTTCGCGACGTCCTGACCGGCGTCGCGGAGCCCCGTCCCGGGCAGGTTCCGGGGCGGGGGGTGGGCGCGCGTCGGGGCAACCCGCCCGCGCCGTCTAGCAGCTCCCTCCGCCCGAGCGGTGCGGGGGCGCGCGCCCATGCCCCGGAGGGTTGATGGAGGATTCCCGATGATGCTGGTGGAACAGGCGGCGGTGCCCACCGCGGCGCTGCCGGTGGCCGAGCTGAAGGCGCATCTGCGTCTCGGCTCGGGGTTTGCCGACGACGGTTTCCAGGACGTGCTGGTCGAGGGCTATCTGCGCGCGGCCATCGCCGCGATCGAGGGGCGCACGGCCAAGATGCTGATCCTGCGCCGGTTCCTGTGGACGATCGAGGACTGGCGGGACGCCGAGGCGCAGGCGCTGCCGGTGGCGCCGGTGGCGGCGCTGGTGTCGGTCAACCTGATCGACGCGGCCGGCCAGCCGACGCTGGTGGCGCCGGACCGCTACCGGCTGGTGGCCGACCTGCATCGGCCGCGGATCGCCGCGCGCGGGCTGCTGCTGCCGGCGGCGCCGGCGGACGGGCGGATCGAGGTCGAGTTCGACGCCGGTTTCGGCGACTGGGCGGCGGTGCCCGAGGACATCGGCCAGGCGGTGTTCCTGCTCGCCGGCGAGTTCTACGACCGGCGCCACGAGGGCGGGCTCGACGCGCCGGCGGGGCTGCCGGCGGCGGTGACGGCGCTGATCGAGCGCTGGCGCACGGTGCGCGTGCTCGGCGGAGGCGGCCGATGATGCGGCCGCGGCTGAGACGCCGGCTGGTGCTTGAGGCGCCGGTCGATGCGGCCGACGGCGCCGGCGGCTTCACGCGCACCTGGGCGGTGCAGGGCGCGCTGTGGGGCGAGGTGACGCCCGGCACCGGGCGCGAGGGGGCCGGCGAGGAGTTCGCGACCGCGCTGGTGCCGTTCCGCATCACGGTGCGCGGCGCCGCGCCGGGCGCCCCCTCGCGCCCGCGGCCGGGGCAGCGGCTGCGCGACGGGACGCGCAGCTTCGCGATCCTCGCCGTCACCGAGCGCGACCCGGAAGGTCGCTATCTCGTCTGCTTCGCGCGCGAGGAGGAACCGGCATGAGCTACGCGGGCGCGGCGGCCCTGCAGGCCGCGATCTGGCAGCGGCTGACGGCGGCGCCGGCGCTGGCCGGCGTGCCGGTCGTCGACCAGCTGCCGACCGGCACCGGCAGGGGCACCTTCGTGCTGATCGGGCCGGAGGAGGCGGTCGACCGCTCCGACCAGTCGGGCGGCGGCGCCGAGCACCGGCTGACGGTGAGCGTGATCACCGACGCCGCCGGATTCAGGGCGGCCAAGGACGTGGCGGTGGCGGTCAGCGATGCGCTGATCGACGGCAGCCTGACGCTGGCGCGCGGGCGGCTGGTGTTCCTGCGCTTCCAGCGCGGGGTGGCGCGGCGGCTCGAGGAGGGTGCGGCGCGCCGCATCGACCTCACCTTCCGCGCCCGGATCGAAACCTGAGACCAGGAGGGACAGATGGCGGTGCAGAGCGGCAAGGATCTGCTCATCAAGCTCGACATGACCGGCGGCGGGCTGTTCGAGACGATCGCGGGGCTGCGCGCCCAGAGGATCAGCTTCAACGCCGAGACCGTGGACGTCACCAGCCTCGAGAGCCAGGGCGGCTGGCGCGAGCTGCTCGCCGGCGCCGGGGTGAAATCGGCCGCGATCAGCGGCTCGGGCGTGTTCCGCGACGAGGCGACGGACAGCCGCGCCCGGCAGATCTTCTTCGACGGTGAGGTGCCGGAGTTCCAGGTCATCATCCCGTCCTTCGGCGTCGTGCAGGGGCCGTTCCAGATCACCGCGATCGAATATGCCGGCAGCCACAACGGCGAGGCGACCTACGAGATGACCATGGCCTCGGCCGGGGTCCTGACGTTCACGGCGCTGTGATGGCCAATCCCTGGGCGGGCGAGGTGGAGATCGTGCTCGACGGCGAGCGGCGGATCGCCCGGCTGACGCTCGGCGCGCTGGCCGAGCTCGAGGCCGAGCTCGGCACCGGATCGCTGGTCGAGTTGGCCGAGCGGTTCGAGGCCGGCCGCTGTTCGGTGCGCGACGTGATGGCGCTGCTGGTCGCCGGACTGCGCGGCGGCGGCTGGCGCGGCACCGCCGCCGACCTGCGCACCGCCGAGATCGGCGGCGGGCCGGTCGAGGCGGCGCGCGCCGCCGCCCTGCTGCTGGCGCGCGCCTTCGGGGGGGGCGGGACATGAGCGGCCTCGACTGGCCCGGCCTGATGCGCGCCGGGATCGGCGGCCTCGGGCTCGATCCCGCGGTGTTCTGGAACCTGACGCCAGCCGAGTTGCGCCTGCTGCTCGGCGTCGATGCGGCGCCGCCGGCGCTGACCCGCGCGCGTCTGGACGAACTGGCGCGCGCCTATCCCGACAGGAGGAGCGATGGCTGAGATCGACGATCTGACGGCGCAGGTGGCGAGCCTCGAGGCGGCGCTGGGGCAGGCGACCGGCGTGCTCGCCACCTTCGAGGGCGAACTGGCGCGCCTGCAGGAGACGATGCTGTTCACCGCGCGCGAGGTGAACACGCTGTCGAGCGGCTTCGGCGGCGGGCTGCGGCGGGCCTTCGACGGCGTGGTCCTCGACGGCCAGCGGCTGTCCGATGCCCTGCGGGGACTGGCGCAGTCGATCGCCTCGACCTTCTACGGTGTGGCCCTGCGGCCGGTGCAGAACGCGCTCGGCGGCGCCTTGGCGCGGGGGATCAACGCGCTGGCCGGCGGCCTGCTGCCGTTCGCGACGGGCGGCGGCTTCACCCAGGGGCGGGTGATGCCCTTCGCCGCGGGCGGCATCGTCAGCCGTCCGACGCTGTTTCCCCTGCGCGGCGGCCGCGGGCTGATGGGCGAGGCAGGGCCGGAGGCGATCCTGCCGCTGGCCCGCGGCGCCGACGGCCGGCTGGGCGTTCAGGCGCAGGGCAATGCACGGGCGGTCAGCGTGACGATCAACGTCAGCACGCCCGATGTCGAGGGCTTCCGCCGCAGCCAGAGCCAGATCGCCGCCGCCGCCGGCCGGGCGATCGCGCGCGGGCAGCGCAACCGGTGAGGACGCGATGGCTTTCCACGAGGTGAGGTTTCCCGCCAGCCTGAGCTTCGGCTCGGTCGGCGGTCCCGAGCGGCGCACCGAGATCGTGACGCTGGTCAACGGGTTCGAGGAACGCAACACGCCCTGGGCGCATTCGCGGCGGCGCTACGATGCGGGGATGGGGCTGCGCAGCCTCGACGATGTCGAGACGCTGATCGCCTTCTTCGAGGCCCGGTGCGGCCAGCTGCACGGTTTCCGCTGGAAGGACTGGGCCGATTACCGCTCGGCCCCGGCCTCGCGCGAGGTGTCGGCGTTAGACCAGGAGATCGCCGCCGGCGACGGGCTGACCGCGACCTTCCCGCTGATCAAGACCTACCGGTCGGGCGAGCAGACCTACGTGCGGCCGATCGCCAAGCCGGTGCGCGGCAGCGTCCGGATCGCCCTCGCCGGCGACCCCTTGGTCGAGACGGTGGACTGGACGGTGGACGAGACGACGGGGCTGGTGACCTTCGCGCATCCGCCGGATCTCGGGGCGCGGATCACCGCCGGGTTCGAGTTCGACGTGCCGGTGCGCTTCGACACCGACCGCATCGCGACCTCGGTGGCGAGCTTCCGGGCCGGCGACGTGCCGGCGGTGCCGGTGGTGGAGCTGCGGCTGTGACCCCCTTCGAGGCGCATCTCGCGACGGGTCTCACGACCGTCTGCCGGGCCTGGCGCGTGGTGCGCCGCGACGGCGCGGTGTTCGGCTTCACCGACCACGACCGCGACCTCGGCTTCGAGGGCGTCGTCTTCCGCGCCGGCACCGGGCTCGGCGCCGGCGCCCTGAGCCAGACGACCGGGCTTGCGGTGGACAACGGCGAGGCGGTGGGCGCGCTGTCGGATGCGGCGGTGACCGAGGCCGATCTTCTGGCCGGGCGCTTCGATGCGGCCGAGGTGACCGCCTGGGAGGTCAACTGGGCCGATCCGGCGCAACGGCGGGTGCAGTTCCGCGGCCGGCTGGGCGAGATCGTGCGGGCGGGCGGCGCCTTCCGCGCCGAACTGCGCGGCCTGACCGAGGGCCTGAACCGGCTGCAGGGCCGGACGATCCAGAAGGACTGCGGCGCCATCCTCGGCGACGGCGCCTGCCGGTTCGATCTCGACCAGCCCGGCTACAGCGCGCAGCGGGCGGCGGAGTCGGTCGAGGACGGCCGGCTGCTGCGGTTCGCGACGCTCGCGGGCTTCGCGCCGCGCTGGTTCGAGAAGGGGCGGCTGCAGGTGCTGAGCGGCGCCGCGCAGGGGGCGCTGGCGGTGGTCAAGAACGACCGCGAGGCGGACGGCGGGCGCCTGATCGAGCTGTGGGAAGCGATCGCCGGTCTGGCGCCGGGCGATCAGCTGCGCATCGACGCCGGCTGCGACAAGCGCGCCGAGACCTGCCGGGTGAAGTTCGCCAACCTCGCCAACTTCCGCGGCTTTCCGCATGTGCCGGGCGAGGACTGGCTGACCAGCTATCCGGCGCGCACCCGCGCCAACGACGGCGGGAGCCTCAAGCGGTGACGGCGGCGCAGGCGCGGATCGTGGCGGCAGCGCGCGGCTGGATCGGCACGCCCTATGTGCATCAGGCCAGCTGCCGCGGCGCCGGGGCGGACTGTCTCGGCCTCTTGCGCGGCGTCTGGCGCGAGATCCTCGGCGCCGAGCCCGCGCCGGTGCCGGCCTACACGCCCGACTGGGGCGAGGCGGGGAGCCGCGAGGTGCTGCTCGCCGCCGCGCGGCAGTGGCTGCGGCCGGCCGCGACGCCGGCGCCGGCGGCGGGCGAGGTGCTGCTGTTCCGGATGCGCGCGGGGGCGGTGGCCAAGCATCTGGGCATTGCCACCGGCGCGGCGAGCTTCGTGCATGCCTATACCGGCCACGGCGTGGTCGAGAGCCCGCTGAGCGGGCCCTGGGCGCGACGCATCGCGGCGCGTTTCGTGCTTCCCTGCGGAGACTGAGCGATGGCGACCATCCTTCTCGGCGCGGCGGGCGCCGCGCTCGGCGCCGGCTTCGGCGGCACGGTGCTCGGACTGTCGGGGGCGGTGATCGGCCGCGCGGTCGGCGCCACGCTCGGCCAGACGATCGACCAGCGGCTGCTCGGCGCCGGCTCGGAGCCGGTGGAGACCGGCCGCGTCGAACGCTTCCGCGTCATGGGCGCCTCGGAGGGCGCGGCGCTGGGGCTCGCCTGGGGGCGGGTGCGCGTGGCCGGGCAGGTGATCTGGGCCTCGCGCTTTCTCGAGACGGTGCGCACCACCGGCGGCGGCAAGGGGGCGCCGCAGCCGGAGGTGCGCGAGTTCAGCTATTCGGTCAGCCTGGCGGTGGCGCTCTGCGAAGGCGTGATCGCCGGCGTCGGCCGCATCTGGGCCGACGGCGTCGAGGTCGATCCCGCCGGGCTGAACCTGCGCGTCTACGCCGGGACCGAGGACCAGCTGCCCGACCCGCGGATCGAGGCGGTGGAGGGCGCCGGGCAGGCGCCCGCCTATCGCGGCACCGCCTACGTGGTGATCGAGGACCTGCCGCTCGGCGAGTTCGGCAACCGGGTGCCGCAGTTCAGCTTCGAGGTCATCCGGCCGGTGCAGGGCGCCGAGGGCGGGCTCGACCGGGTGCTGCGCGGTGTGGCGCTGATGCCGGGAACCGGCGAATACGCGCTGGCCACCAGCCGCGTGAGCTACAGCGACGGGCCCGGCCGCAGCCGCAGCGCCAACGTGCACACGCCGACCGGGCAGGCGGATCTGGCGGTCTCGCTCGACCAGCTGCGGCGCGAGCTGCCGCAGGTGCGGTCGGTCGGCCTGATCGTGAGCTGGTTCGGCGACGACCTGCGGGCGGGCGACTGTCTCGTCAAGCCCAAGGTCGAGCAGGTCGCGAGCGACGGCGCCAGGATGCCGTGGCGGGCCGGCGGGATCGCGCGGAGCGCGGCCGAGACGGTGCCGCAGCTTGCGGGGCGTCCGGTCTACGGCGGCACCCCGGCCGATGCGGCGGTGATCGAGGCGATCCAGGCGATCCGCGCCGGCGGCCAGGAGGTGATGTTCTATCCCTTCCTGCTGATGGAGCAGCTGGCCGGCAACGGCCGGCCCGACCCGTGGAGCGGGGCCGCCGACCAGCCCGTGCTGCCCTGGCGCGGCCGCATCACCACCTCGTTGGCGCCCGGGCGGCCCGGCAGTCCCGACCGGACCGCCGCCGCGGCGGCGGAGGTCGCGGCCTTCTTCGGCACGGCGGCGCCGGGCGACTTTGCCGTCAGCGAGGGCCGCATCGTCTATTCCGGGCCGGCCGAGTGGCGCTACCGCCGCTTCATCCTGCACTATGCCCGGCTGTGCGCGCTGGCCGGCGGCGTCGATGCCTTCTGCATCGGGTCCGAGATGCGCGGGCTGACGCAGATCCGCGGCGCCGGCGACAGCTTCCCGGCGGTGGCGGCGCTGCAGGCGCTGGCGGCGGACGTGCGGGCGATCCTCGGTCCGGCCACGAAGATCTCCTACGCGGCGGACTGGTCGGAATATTTCGGCTACCATGCCGACGGCAACGTCTACTTCCACCTCGATCCGCTGTGGGCCGACCCGGCGATCGATTTCGTCGGCATCGACACCTACATGCCGCTGTCGGACTGGCGCGACGGCCCGGCCCATGCGGATGCCGGCTGGGGCACGATCACCAATGTCGAGCGGCTGGCGGCGAACGTCGCCGGCGGCGAGGGCTACGACTGGTACTACGACAGCGAGGAGGGCCGCGCGGCGCAGCGGCGGCTGCCGATCACCGATGGCGCCCATGGCGAGCCCTGGGTGTTCCGCTACAAGGACCTCCGGGGCTGGTGGTCGAACCCGCATCACGAACGGATCGGCGGCGTCCGCCAGCCGGCGCCGACGGCCTGGGTGCCCGGCTCGAAACCGATCCGCTTCACCGAATACGGCTGCGCCGCGATCGACAAGGGCACCAACGAGCCGAACCGGTTCCTCGATCCCAAGTCGAGCGAATCGGCCCTGCCGCGCTATTCCTCGGGGCGGCGCGACGACGCCGTGCAGATGGCCTATTTCAAGGCCTATGCGCTGCATTTCGCCGATCCGGCCAACAACCCGGAGGCGACGCTCTACGCCGGGCGCATGGTCGACATGGACCGCGCGCATGCCTGGGCCTGGGACGCGCGGCCGTTCCCCGCCTTTCCCAATGCCACGGACGTGTGGAGCGACGGCGACAACTATGCACGCGGGCACTGGCTGACCGGGCGCGCCTCGAACCAGCCGCTCGCCGGCGTCATCGCCGACATCTGCGCGCGTTCGCAGGTGGCGCCGATCGACACCACCGCCGTCACCGGCGTGGTGCGCGGCTATGCCGCCGAGAGCCTGGCCACCGGGCGGGCGCTGCTGCAGCCGCTGGCGCTGGCGCAGGCGGTGGACGCCGTCGAACGCGAGGGCGCGCTGCGCTTCGCGACGCGGGGGGTCGCGGTGCCGACCGAACTCGACCGCGGCCGGCTGGCGGTCAGCGGCGAGATCGACGGCGACCTCGAGCTGCGGCGGGATGCCGAGGCCGAGGTGGCCGGCAAGGTGCGCGTGGTGCATGTGATCGCCGAGGGCGACTTCGACCTGCGGCAGTCCGAGGCGGTGTTTCCCGACGAGCGGGCGCTCGGCGCGACGCAGCTCGACCTGCCGCTGATGCTGACCGGCGGCGAGGGCCGGGCGGTCGCCGAGCGCTGGCTGGCCGAGGCGCGGGTGGCGCGCGACGGGGCGCGTTTCGCGCTGCCACCGTCGCTGGCCCGCGGCGCCGGCGACCTCGTGCGGCTGGACGGCGCGACCTACCGGATCGACCGGATCGAGCGCGCGGGGGCCGGGCTGGCCGAGGCGGTGCGGGTCGAGCCTGCGGTCTGGGTGCCGTCGGATGCCGCCGAGGAGCGGATCGTGCCGCGGCCCTTCGTGCCGGCCGGTCCGGTGCTGCCGGTGTTCCTCGACCTGCCGCTGCTCACCGGCGACGAGGTGGCGCATGCCCCGCATGTCGCGGTGGCGGCCGCGCCCTGGCCGGGGGCGGTGGCGGTGTGGTCCGCCGCCGGCCCGGACGGGTTCGCCCTCAACACCCTGGTGAGCGCGCCGGCGGTGATCGGCACCACCGAGACGGCGCTCGCCGCCGCCCCGCCCGGCCGCTGGGACCGCGGCCCGCCGCTGCGCGTGCGGCTGGTGGCGGGCGCGCTGGCCTCGGCCGATCCGCTTGCCGTGCTGAACGGTGCCAACGCGATGGCGATCGGCGACGGGCTGTCCGATGTCTGGGAGGTGTTCCAGTTCGCCGAGGCCGTCCTCGTCGCGCCGGGCACCTACGACCTGACGCTGCGGCTGCGCGGCCAGGCGGGCACCGACGGCGTGCAGCCCGCCGAGTGGCCGGCCGGCAGCACGGTGGTGCTGCTCGACGGCACGCCGCGGCAGGTCGATCTGCCGCTGTCGGCGCGCGGCCTGGCGCGCACCTGGCGCGTCGGGGTGGCCGCGCGCGGCGTCGACGATCCCGACGTGGTCGAGCGCGTCGTGGCCTTCGCCGGGATCGGGCTGCGGCCCTATCGGCCGGTGCACCTGCGGCTGGCACGGCAGGGCGGCGACCTGCTGCTGACCTGGACGCGGCGCACGCGCATCGACGGCGACACCTGGGCCTCGGTGGAGGTACCGCTCGGCGAGGACCGCGAGGCCTATCTGGTGCGGGTCCTGGGGTCCGCCGGCGCCGTCCGCGAGGAGATCGTGACGGCGCCGGCCTGGACCTACACGGCGGCGATGCAGCTTGCCGACGGCCTCGCCGGGGCGGTCACCTTCGCCGTGGCGCAGCTGTCCGACCGCTTCGGCGCCGGTCCGCCGGCCACCCTTGCGGCGAGCCTCTGA